TTTTCCTTTTGTCACTTTCAGCAAACTTTTGGTCTTTCCACTCAGGTATAGCCTCATTCAAATATTGTTGTGATTGGGCTAATGCCTTTTGCATTTGTTGTTGACTTTCAAGTTGCTGTTTGTATTGCAATTCTTGATTTGCTTGTTGAACTCTTGCTAAGTGTTCTCTTTTATCTCTCCACGCATCTTTTTGCCTCACATATTCCAATGGGTCATCTTCGTAAAGTCTTGTCCATTGTTCTTCTGTTGGCTCGTTTTGTATGTCACTAGATAATTGTTGGTTTAACTGCTCTAAACCTAATCGGAGATTTTCTCTCTCCTTCAAAAGTTCTGATTGTTGCTGTTCAAATTGTTTTTTTTGATTAGCAAGTTCAGTTGTCTTTCTAGTATAATCAGATTGTCTGCTATAACCTGCTGCTAATTCGTCAAGGGTAACATCTTGTTCTTCACCATTAATTTTAACAGTGACATATTCTTGTTCCTCGTACTCATTAACTTCATCTTCGGTTGTAGCTTCTTCTAATTCTTCCGATACATCTTCCTCAACAGCTTCAAGTGCCTCATCTTGTTCTTCAACTTCATTAGGTTCTTCACTTGTTGGTTCGTCTATATCTGTAGTTGCTTCTGTTTCTTCAACTTCTGCTTGTGGTTGTGCCTCTTGATTAGGTTGTGGATTATCTTCTGTTTCCTGCCTGTCAAGTAGTAGGCTTGCGGCTTCTGCCATGTTGATAGGTTCGTTCCCTGTAGGGTTATCGTCTGTCATGTTTTTACTCCTTTAGACTGCAAAATTGCTTGGTCTTAGTTTATTTGTGTTAATTGGTCATTTGCAATCTTACCGGTTGCAACGACATTTTCTATGTGTTGTTTGACTGTTTTAAGAGTTTTCAACATCATAAAAACTGTTTCACGAGGTTTTTGTTGGTCTATAGAACTATTTTCCCATGCCTTATGGTACTCTTGTTCTAAATAATCAAAAGCCTCTTTTAGAATTTCGTTATCAAGTAATGCTTGTGCTTTTTTGCCACGAGCAATTTCTTTTTCAATTTTATCCATGTTATCCATTTTTTTCTCCTTTTTAATTATCCATATAATATTGCATCAAGTTGTTCTTCTGTGTAACCTTTTTCTAGCAATGATGTTTTTTCTGCATCTGTTAGGAATAAATCTTCATTTGTTGTATTTGCAACTAATAAACCACCTAACAACTCTGATGTTGCAGCACTTCCACTACGAGAAGCACTTGTTAAAGCATTTGCTGATGTTTCATCAAGACCCATATCTAAATATTGATTTTTTACTTTATCTGCTGAAAATGCAGGTAATCTAAAATCTTTCATATTAATAGTATCTTCATCATTAGCTACTGCTTTTAATGATAATAAATTTGTTCCTTTAATAATATTATCGGCAAGAGCATTGCCATCATTACCAACTTGCCCTGTATAATAAAATCTAGCAATATCATCAGTTGTATTTATAATATCGCCTGTTTCAGGGCTATAATTTAATCTATCATTAACTGTTTGTTCACTTTCTTGGTCACCAAAAGTAATACTTAATGGGTCACGATTACCTGTTTGTGTTAAAATATCACCTTCTGTTTTTAAACCATAACCACTAGCAATAGTGTTTATAGCAGCACCAATACCTTGTGATATTGCTGATGCTTTATCAACATTACCTTGTTTAAATTTATCACCTTCCATTCCAAAACTTTCACTTGTTTCAGAACCTAAGTCAAAACCACTAAAACCTGTTTTATTTGATGGGTCAGGTGCTAATTGTTGTGCTATTAACAAACCTGTTCCTAACGCTAATGCTGCAGGGCTTGTTGCTAAACCTTGTACTCCTGCAGCACCTGCTGCAGAACCATAAGCAGAACCACCTAAGATACCTGATGCACCAACTCCTGCTAATGTATTATAAACATTTGAAACATTACCATCTTCTATTGCATCAATTCCTGATAAAATAGCACCAGCAAGAGGTATTGCCTCACCAACAGTATCTAAAGAACCTATACTATATGGTAATTCTGTGCTTAATAAATTACCAATACCACTTTCAATTCTATCAAAAATACTTTGTTGTTCACCACCAAAGTCAATAGCGTCAGCTTTAGTTAAAACATCTGATGCGTTTTTATAGTTTGTATTAGCATTGTTAATTAAAGTATCATATTCGTTTTTAGTTAAAAATTGACCGGTGCTTTGGTCTAAAGCATATTGACTATCAATTTTACCAAGTTTCATTATTCCACTTGTAGGTTTATAATCAATTATATTTCCTGATGTATCAAACTCAAATATTTGCCCTGCATTACTAACAACATTGTTTGCGTTTGATAATGTGTTTATTAAATCTTGATTTGATAATGTAAGTCCATCAACTGTTACACCATCAACAGTTTGTGAAAGTACACTACTATTGTTGTTTGTAGTAAAATTGCTTCCTAATGTATTAAATCCTAATGTACTACTTATTTGTGAAAGTGGAACAGCAACACCATTTATATTTATAAATGTATTATTACCTGAATTGTTTACAATAGCATCATCTGTTTTTTCAATTAAATCAGTATTATTTTCACCGGTAAAAATATCATTACCTGTTCCACCTACAACTGTATTTAAAACATTTACTGAACTTTCACTACTTGTATCAGCGTTTAATGTATCATTACCATTACCACCTACTATAGTATCAAGTACAGTAATTGTTTCTCCACTAGAACCTCCACTAAGAGTATCATTACCACTACCACCTACTATAGTATCAAAAATTGTAACAGTTCCACCATCAATGGTGCTTGTATCACCATCAACAATATCATCATTATTTGTTGTTGTAGTTGTTGTTGTAGTAACAGCATCTGTACCACCTGTAGTACCATCATCACCACCAAGTAAACTTGTTGCACCAGCAACTAAACCAGCAGCACCTAAACCTGATAAATCAATACCATCATCAGTTGTGCCACCACCTTGATTAACAAAAGATTGCCAATAATTAGGGTCATAAGGTAATCTTTGATAAATATTCATGTTAAATGTATCAGGGCTAACTGCAAAACTTCGTTGAAAATCACTTTCAAGAGTTGGGTATTGGTCAATCATATCCAACAAAGGTTGTGGTCTTTGTTGCATAACATCTAAATCTGACAATGTGTCTAATACAGGTGTATCTTGCAATAAACCTTGTTGTGGCACAAAGTAGTTAGGATAGTTTTGCACAGGTTGAAAATCATTCATAAACTGTGAATAATCTACTTGTTGCGTTGATGGTTGTGCAGCATTTAATCCACTAAGTATTGCTAATGTTTCATCATCTAAATTTGACATTACTCAACTCTTGGTAAATTTGTTGATGGATTGCCACCCACTTGTTGTTCAAAACCCCTTAGTTGTGCCTCATATCTAAGTTCTTCTTTTCTTATTTCCATCTTCATTTGTAATTCTTCACGCTTTAATTGTAATTCAGCATCTTGTTTTTGTTTTTGTAATTGTATGTCAGCTTCCATTTTTTGTTGTTCAAGTTGCATTTTAATTTGTGCTTCACTTGGTTGTGGTGGTTGTTGTGGTTGTGGTGGCATATCTGCAGGATTTTTAAAGAACCTTGACGCATCTTTAAATCCAGCAAGTCCTGCCAATTCTGCCAATGTATTTCTATATTGTTCCAAAGAAACTAATGGGTTTTCAGCACCTAATTGCAACAATATTTGTTCTTGTTTTTGTGCCATTTGATTTAAAAATGCTAGTTTTTCGTTTGTTTGACCACTGCCTAAACCTACATTAACTGTAATATCATATTCATGTTTCCAATTTGTAGGGTCTATTGGCACAAACTTATTATTTAACCTTATCATTTGGTCTTTTTTGCCATGATGTAAACATAAAGTTAAAATCAATCTAAATAATTGTTTTACGCCTGTTTCTGCAAACACTCTTGCAATCATTTCAATTTTACCTTGTGCAGCACTCATTTGTGCAGCAACCGCAGTAGCCGTTGTGCTTTGTAGTGCATCTGCATCAAGACCCATAGAGGCTTTTGATAATCCGGTTCTTTGTTCTTTTAGTTGGTCAAGATATTGCAACAAATTATAAGCATTTTGACCAATCATTTGTGGTTGTAATGGTTGTAATGAGTTTGGTTGTCTAACTCGAACAACACCACCTGCCCTTGAATTTAACAAATCATCAATATTAACTTGCCCTTCAACAGCAGCTATTCTTGAATTATTAGTAAGATAAATATTATCTAATAATTGACGCATAACTGTTGATTTAACTAATTGTATGTCCATAACAATTTCAGCTAAACTTCTACCAATAAGTCTATGTGGCATTAGTATTGGTGATAGACAAGCAAATGGCACATGGTCAAAAACTTCGTTTTCAACTATTTCTGAACTTTGTCCAAGTGCAACAACTCTGCGTAATTCAGCAATACCATCACCATCATAATCAGCTTTTATATAAGCCTCGACAACCAATACATCACGCATAGAAACATCACTTGTATCAGTATCACTTCCACTTTCAACATCTTCAAATCTATTTTGCACTTCATCACTAAAGTCTAATTCAGTATAACCTGCATATCTTTCTACAAGTTCTCTATCATAGCCCATTTGAATTAGGTCACTAACTTTCATTGTTGTTCTATGTGCAACAAAGTCAGCTTCTTCTAATGATGCTGCTCTTTTTGATACTAAAAATTCTTCCGGTGGAATATTATCAACTTTAATCATGCCACCATAATTTTTTCTTTTTATAACAACATCATGTCTAATATTGCTTGTGTAACTATCCATTCCTTCCATTGACATTTCGTCAACTTCATAAGTTTCTATTTCTTCTGAATTTTGTTCTAAAATTTCAACACTATCATCTTGTAATAATAATGTAAGTTCGTCATCTGAAAGATTTGTGTATGTTTCTTCTTCCATTGTTTCAGTTTCATCATAGTAAACTTTAACAACGCCTAGTTTTTGTAACAACGCATCTTTAAAAAAGTTATGTAAAATAACAAAACCATTATTTTGACAATTTATGACATAATTTGCGTATGATGTGGCTTGTTCAGCACCTTCAACATCTTCTTCACCACGAGGCATAAACTTAACAAAATCGTCAGTTTGGGTAAAAGTACGCATAAGGCTTGGCATGATAAATTCAATAGTGTCAGCAACTTCTGTTGTAACAACTTGAGAACGACCTTCTTGCTCGTTACCATACTTCTCACCCATATAGTAATCCATAGCTTTTATTCTATCTATGCCGTACTCATTATCATAATAGCCATGTGCGTTTTCTATTTCATTACGCAACAAAGCCTGAAATTCTAGCTTGTCCATTAAAAATCCTATTTAGTAGTTTTTTTCTTTGCAGGTTTTTTCTTAGTTTCAACAGGCTTTTTAGTTTCTTTTTTAGCTTGTTTTTCCATTTCTAATACTTGACTTCTTTGCATTGTATTACCCTATAATTATAATTAATAAAAGTATTCCAATAATGCCACCTAATGCAGCATCAATGTAATCCCATGAATGACCCTTGATATACTCAATAATGTCTTGTATTTTTTCCATTGTTTTCTCCTAATTTAACTCTGATATGTCTGGTCTAATATTTACACTTTGTAATTTTTCAATAAATTCTTCACTTGAACCACCACTTCTATAAAAAGTATAGGCGGCAGCTGCCAAACAAACCTCTGTTAATAATTCAAAACTATCAAGATGTTTGTTCATTTTTTCTAGTTCTACAATTAAATGTTCTAATAAAGCATGGGTAACAGGATTTTCTGCCTCAAACTCGTGTTCAGGCATAAATACTATATCTTTTATGTTATCCATGAATTATCCTTATATTGTATTGGTTTATTCCAATTATGTTGTGTACCACGCACACTTGCTACAAATGATTGTTGTGCAAAGGTTAAGCAAAACGCATCAGCTAAGTCACATGAACGCCCACCTAATCTTTTTTTAAACTCATCTTTGGCTTCAACTTTTATTTTTCCGTTAGATGTAAATTTAAAACGAGGTGCTATAAGTTCCTCAATTAACTTATCATCTTGTACTAAGTAAACATCACGACCCTCAAACCATTCTCTAGCCTTAAACCATAGTTCATCACGCAAACGCATATATTTTTCACGCATACTAGGGCTTTCACTTACTTGTATGGGTCTTGCTGGTAAATCTAATTCAGTCAATCTTGAACAAACACCACTACCAATACCAATGCTATCAACCATTATATCAGTTGGTCTATCTTTATAACTGCACATTTCATACTCTTGCACAATTAAACCAACAGTTTCCATTAGGTCTTTACCTTGCCATGATTTTATAGGTTCAGTAACTTCATTGCCACGCCTTTTACATAAAGCAGTTCTATCACTACCAAAAGCCGCAACATCTAAACCCCAAACAACCGGTGTATAGGGGTCAACTTGTATATCTCTTTGTAAGGCACTATCCACCATATAAAGAGGAATAACAGTATCATCTTCTGCTCTTGGAAACTCACCAAGAACTCTAACCCTGTAAACATTCGAGTCATCACCATATTTAAGTGACATATCCTCTATATAGGCATCTGATACTTGTGAACTATCTGCACACGCAACAGTCATTAATTTCCATCTATCACGCATAGCTGAAAACGCATTGAAGAAATACCCACTTGTTCTTGTTGGGTTACCGGTCATAACAACTTTGGCATTTGGCGTTGATAAAGAACCTTCACCAACCTCAAATATCATATCGTCAACACCACTAGCCTCATCAATAATAAAAAGTAAGTTGTCACTATGAAAACCTTGTAATGCTTCAGGGTTTTCACGCCTTGATACACGAGCAACAGCATAACTATCACTTGCACCTTCAAGGTTGATTTTGTCGTTCTTCATTTCTAATTGATTATAAAATGCTTCTGGTAATTGACGACCCCATTTCTTTACTTCCGCCCACAATACATCAGATAGTTGGTGTGCTGTGTTTGCAGTACATATTACTTTGCATGGGTGTCTTGTAAGTAACCACCATAATATTAACCAAGATAAAACAGCAGTCTTGCCAACACCATGTCCTGACTTAACTGCATTTCTAGGATTGTTTTGAACATTGTATAAAAATTCTTTTTGCCACTTTTCAGGCTTAACATTCAACATTGTTTCAACAAACATTACAGGGTCAGACGCTAAATCTTCTATAATTTCTTCTAGTTCTGTAGTTGACATAAAATTCCTTTTTTGGTGTAGATAGGACAAAAATGGATAGTTTTCGAAAAACCCACCTACACCACCTCAAGAGGTAATAATTGTTGTGCTGCCATTTTTTTTGGTG